CGAAGTCGTTTCGCCGATCTGATAGAACAGACCACGCTTGGCGCCCAGGATGACGTAAGTCGAACCCGTTGCCACTGACTGCGTCAGCGTGACCGCGCCGTCGCTCAAGAAGTACAACGCGATGTTGTGTTCGCCGATGTTGTCCGTGACGAACGAACCATTGCGGTCCAGTTGCAGGGACACGCTGTCGTCCTTGACGCGAACACCCGTGTCGCTGTCGAAGTGGTCAAGCGATTCCTCGCTCGAGGACATCGACAGATCGGGCGTGTTGCCAATGTAGCGTTCGCCTTCACCCTTGGTGGCAGCGACGATGCCGGCCGCGACTTGAGCCGGGGTGAAGCGGTTGAAATACAGCCGGCCACGGCCGAGTGTGTAGCCTTTGCCGCCAAGATCGGACGTGATGGGCATGGTGTGTACTCCTGATGATGGAAAAGACGGACAGGTGGAATTCTAATCAACTGCGATTCGAGCCAGTCCCACCTGTACTGGGATATACATGAAACTCCGACTCGAAACACCTTGCGCATTGGTGGCAGGCCGGACAATCGGCGCCCCCATTTCGAATGACCCAATCAATTGCCCGGTGCCATCCAGGCCAGCACCAAGTAGGTAATCTGTCGAATACTTCGGATAGCCGGTATTCGGAGACACCGCAGTAATCCGGCTCAATCGACGTTCAACATCGTCGACCATTGAATAAAGCGGATCGGTCGCGTGCGTCTTGTCGTCGGGGCGCCATCCCTGAATCAACAGCGGCCAGCGGTCGAGCCGGGTGCCGTCGAGCGAGAAGATGAAGCCGTCACTACGTGGCGCCTCGAGGATCGAAATCATGGTCTTCGGATCGTTGTCACCGAACACCAAGCGACCACGGATGACACAGCCGGTCATCAGTGCCGGCCCCTCGAGGCTGGCATCTGCGTAACCGTACTCGGTCAACGTCATGCCCTCGAGTAATGTCGTCAGCCGCTTCAACACAGTCAATCGATAGGAATCAGCCACGGCGGACAAGCCTTGAGATTTGACGCGAGAAGTTGCGATCGAGCATGGACATCACGTCGTCTTGCACATCACCCGACACGCCACGCATCACCTGATCCACGGAAGGCCCGTAGAGAAGCCATACGCTTTGGCCCTGACCACCTTGACGCGTCAACTGGGTGGGGTGGTAGGCTGAATCAGGTGTCTGCCCCTTCGGCAATCGAATGGCGAGGCCCGTGTTTCCGTTGCGCAGGTTCACAAGGAACGCGCGTTTCAACTCAGTCTGCGCACCCGTCTTGACTTCGACATTGACCGGCCCGACACGTCGGCCACCTTTTGTGGCTTGCGAGCCCTTGACGAACCGCGCCAGGGAAGTAGCCCGGTCACGTCCACTGATGACCGCTTGCAGCGTCGTGCGCGTGGCACTCTTGCGGACACCAAGCCGGTCTTTGTTCAGGTAGCCAGACGGGAAATTGATCTGCGACCGCATCTTGCTTTTGAGCATCGGGACCGTGTCGCGCGATGCTTCATTCACAGCAAGGTATGCAGCTTCAGCGTACAAGTCGGGCAGTTCTTCAGCGAACTTGGAGAACTTGTCCAGGCCGCTTGCGATGATCGTGACGGTCATTTGCGCGACACCGACCACTTTTCCTCGAGCGGACCGTCAGGCTGCAGCCGGTATTCGAGGCTGAATTCAACGTCCGGCAAAGACGTGAAGGTGACCACCCCCTCACGCTTTGTCGCCAGGGGTTGCCCCTTGATGGTTTCAGGGAAAAAGACGATGTGATCAATACCCTCGATCACTTCCGCATAGTCGCCGTCCATGCCGCCCATGGGGCGAGCATTGCGGTTGTGCCAACGTGCGCGGATTTCAACGGGGATCGTGATCACATCATCCGAATAGAACGCCTGTACGCCGAACGTCGCTTGGACCGTCCGGCGTACAAGTAGCTTCGCAGTGGCGAAGTCGAATGGCATCAGAGGTCAGCCGTTCCCGCTGCGTTCTTCTTGGCAGCGGTCTTCGCAGCCGGGGTCTTCGTCACGACTTCCGACTTCGACAGGCTGACGGTCGCAACGTCGGTCAGCGAACCGGCCGGCGCCTGGGCGACTTCGTCATCGGTGAATTCGAACGGAACCCCGATCTCGGGATAGAGCCGCTTGCCTTCGCGGGTGACGCAAAGGGATTGGGTTGGTGCGTGCATGGGCATGGTGGGCTTTCTGGTCTAGGTGTGGGTGTGTGGAACGAGGGAAGCCCCGCAGGGCTCCCCTACTCTCTCAGCGGCCCGTCGATCAGGCGTCAGTCGTCAGGATCTTGAAGGACGCATTCGGACGCTTGGGCACCATCAGCGGCGCCGACTGGGTCAGGATGAACTCAGCCGACGGGTCTTCTTGCTTCCACATCTTGGTGAACTTCTGCACCGGCATCAGGGAGTCCAGATCCTTGATGGCACCGAAGCACTGCGCACCTTCGATGTCAGCCACGCCGACGCAGGTCTTCTGGTTCAAGAAGAACTGTTCCGAGCCGGCTTCATCGACGTACTTGCTGGTATCGACCCAGAAGTTCAGGCGCCCGCCGCCCATGTGGCCCGAGATCGAGCCCATGTACTCGACGCCTTCATAGCCGTCGCGCATGCGCTGCACCTCACCAGACAGGCCACCATAGTTGCGGTCCATGAGGTCCTTCAGGGCGACACGCGCCTCGAAATAACCCCAGGCGTCACCACCCATGATGATGTTGCTGATGCGAGCACCGCTGCGGCTGTTGGCATTGACGCGAGCCGTCATGATGTCGGTCAGCGGGGTTCCGGTCGACTCCGACCACCGGGCCGTGGTCAGCAACGCATAGGACAGCGATGCGTGACGTTGGAACGACACGGTTGTCGACGGGTAGTCCTCACCCGACAGCGTGACACTGCCGTCGATCAGCGCACGCGCCGCCAGCCATTCATTTCGATTGGTCAGCAGCACGTCGTGGATGCGCAGGATCTCGGCGATTGCCGCATCGCGCCGCTGGGCCGGCGACAGACTGCCCGAGCCCAAGGCTTCGCCCGCCCGACGCTCGATCACCATGTTCACGTCGACCGCATGCTTCGGCTTGACGTAAGCCGGCGCAAAGCTCAGCGACGAATAGCCGCCGATGGTCATGTTGCGGCCCTGAACGTTCGGCACGACCAGGGGGGCCAGACGACGGTAATCCTGATCGACCTTGTCGAAGAAGATTTCCGGCGTGTTGAAGGTGATGACGCGCGGGAAGAACGACAACCAGAAGGGCGTAATCGTCTTGATGTGGCGCGACACCTCCAAGAGAGTCGCGGTGTCGTAGGGCGAGAGTGCCATGATGGTTCCTCAGAGTTGATTGAAGGTGATGCCGTTGAGCGTCAGACTGCCGGAAGCAGTTTGGACACCTTCAGCGAGCCCGTGAAGAAGGCATGACGCTCGAGGTAGGTGTCGAGCGCAGCGCCAGCCGGCCAAGTGATCGCAGCATCGTTCAGGATGCCGGTGTGCAGGTACGGCACTTGTTGGCCCGTCGTTGCCGCCTGCATTGCCAAGACGAACTGCGCCGCCGTGTGCGTGCCCACCACAAACGGGGTGATCGTGCCCGCGGCCAGCAGGGCGCAGGGCTGATGCTTGGTGACATCGGCTGCAGCGGCTGCGGCATCGGTCAGCCAGGGGCCATCGCCGGCTCGGAGTTGGACGGGGTTGAGCGGACCGTAAGTCGCCACACCCGCCATGTCGTTGACTGCCATGTGAATCTCCTGAAGTCAGTTGAAAGAGAAGGGAAGGCGGATCAGTGCTTCTGGTCCGTGATGTAGCCGCGTTGGCCGCTGGCGCGCACGGAAGCCAGGATGCCGGCCGCAGCCGACTGCTCGCCCGGCTTGTCGCCGTTCGCACCGCCGCCGACGGCGCCGACGTTGGGGTGCGCACCGTTGTCCATGGCTTCTTTGAACGCGGCGCCCGAGCCCGATGCCTTCGGCGATGCGGCAAGGATCAACTTCGCGGCATCGACGCCCGTGTCGGTCTGGTACGCCAGATGCTGAGCCAGGGATTCACGTCCCTTGGCTTCTTCGCAACCGACGATGCCCGACACGCGAGCACGTTCGGCCTTGACGGCATCGGCCTTCGCGGCATTCAGTTCTTGTTCGGTTGCCTTGGTATCGGCGCCCGGCTTCGCTTCTGTGGACATTGCGTCCTCCTTGTTGCGTGTGGAAAAAGTCGAGCCGGATAGCTCGCCCAGGAAAGCCGACAACGCCTCGGGTGGCGTTGCAACGGCATCGATCAGACCAAGCGACTTCGCCTCGTCCGCACGATAGATGCGCGCCTCGGTGGCGCGGACTTCTTTCTCGTCCATCTTGCGACCGCTCGCAACATGGGCGACGAAGGCATTCATTGTCTGCTTGCAAGCCTTCTGCACATCGGCCTTCACAGAGTCGGGCAAGTCTTGGTAGGGATTGCCGTCGACCTTGTGAGCACCTTCGTAGATGAAGGTGACCTTGATGCCGGCTTCGCTCAGCATTTTTTCGAAACTGATGTGCGTCGTGACCACGCCGACAGAGCCGACACCGCCGCTGGGGGTCACGACGATCTTGTCAGCACCGCACGCGAGAGCGTAACTGCCCGAATAGCAGTTGCTGTCGACCATGGCAATCGTCGGCTTGCCGCCAGACAGCCGCTTGATGTCGGCCGCGCATTCGAAACAGCCCGCCGCTTCCCCGCCATATGAGTTGTGGTCATAGACGATACCCAGCACGTCGGGATCTTGCCCGGCCGCTGCGGTCTGCTGTCGAATGAAGTTGTACCCGGTCACGTAGCCCCATGAGTAGCCGAATCGATTGATCAGCGTACCGTGCACCGGAATGATCGCGATGCCATTCGAAAACGCAAACGGCTTGCGTTGCTCGGACGGTGCAAAGCCGTAAGCCGCAACGAGTTCCGCCCGACGCGCCATGAACAACTGTTCGGCGGTTTCAACGTTCGCACCCGCGAGCGCAGCGATGTCGGAACTGAAGCCCGGGTAATGAGTTGCCAAGACAAGCTCACGCAAGTGCATGCGTGAGAGAGCGGATCGGGCAGCGTGGTCACTCATTTGAATAATCTCGGTTGGGTGGAATTGTAGCGAGTCCGAAAGTTACTTCTCGTCGACAGGGTCCATGGTGTTCTTTGCGTCATTGGCCCCGGGCTGTTTCGGGTCCATGGAGAAGGTCAATTTCAACTTCTCCTGCATGGCACGTTCGCGGGCCTGCTGCTTGAAGACTCGACGCCAGTCCTTGCCGAGCCGGGAACATTCCTCTTCCCACGTTGACAGACCCGCATTGACCCGCATTACCGCTGCCTGAGTTTCCTTCAGTTCATCGATCTGCCCGCGGGATGCGCCGATCCAATCGCAGCAACCAAGTGCCTCTTTGCGAATGGCATCGTTGTAAAACGTGTCGATCGTGAAGCCGGGCGGCAGCGGGACATTCCCTGCGTTGATGTCTTCTTCAAGCACAAGGTGATAGATCATCGTCGCGAACTTGTCCGCAACGACCTTCTTGCGCCCCTGGGTGAACTTGTACGTCTGACCCATGCTCGCGCGAGCCGATGAGTAGTTCGTCTGCGTGAAGTCGCGCGAGAACTCTTCGTAACTCATCCCGAGCCCGGCCGCGATGTGCCGCATCAGCGATGCTTCGAAGTCAGTACCGATGCCCCCAGGCGTGCCCATGGGCTTGAGGTTCAACTTCGTGCCTGGGAACAGATGGGGCATCTTCACCCCATCGATCGCGATCTGATCCGTAGCCCCGATGTACTGGCTCAGTGCGTCCATGTACGAACCGAGCATGTCTGCAAGGCCCGCTTGCCCGGCGCCCATCTGCGAAAACACGATCTCGCGCGGCAGTTCAGATTCGATTGCAGCCGCATAGCTCGCGTTGACGACGGCATTCTGCAAGGTCACGTCCTTGAACTTGCGCGTCATCTTCATTTCCTTGAGCACGCTGACCATGTCGGCAATGCCGCGCGTCTGGTCAGGTTGCAAGGCTTCGATGATGTGCAGCACTTGGCGCCGGCCCCAGGGCTTGCGCGCAGGGATCTCTACCCACCGCTGCGTGTCCTGCCGAATGTGGAAGTCGGTCGGGTGCCCCACTTGAATCTGATATGCGATGGCTTCGCCATAGAGATTCTTGCGAACACCGCGGCGCAAGAACTGCTCATCAGCAACACCATCCTTGTTCGACAGCCGACTCGGGCTGATCATCTGGATAGCCGTGCTGAAGGGGCGCGCGGATTGACGAATCCATTCCGCAGTCGCAAGCACCTCACCCGTGAACAGAAAGCCACCGACAGCAAGGCGGACCATTTCGGTCAACGTCATCTTGCGTGAGGCATCGAGCCAGCATTCTTGGCTGTCGGCCAGGAGGTTGAATCGGGATTCCATCGTGACCTGAAACTCCTCGGCCCACCCCTCATCGGTGCCCAGCAGTTCGTAATCAGGTTGCGCGTTCAGACGGAACAGCCCGCCCACGATGCTATCCCGATGCGTGTGCACCGAGCCCATCGCATAGCCGTCGTTCTGAACGCTGTCACGTCCGCGGGCGTCCGCTTCTTCTTTGACCGGATTGATTTGACGGTCGGGCGAAATGATCGGCGGGCGCCATGTGTAGGTTTCACGACTGGTGCGCTCAGCACCTTCCAAGCCGCCGCCGACGATCTTCTGATTCGTCGGAGCAATGTCGAGAGCGAACTGCATGGGGTGTCCGTGCTCAGAAAATGAAGGTGGCGGGATGGTACTGGGCCATTGGGGTTGGGGTAGCCCCACAGGCAACGCCCAATTGCTGCTCGAGCAACGTGATGTAGCTGAGCAAGGCTTGCTTGTTTGCTGCTACGAACTCGACCCGTTCCCCGTTGTGGTCGACCACCACCCTCGCAGCAGCGCCGGTCACAAGTGCGTGATATTGCTTGCGGGCATCCGCGAGAAGGGCATTCGTTGCGACGATGGCTGGCATTTCGATTACCTCTGAAGTCGGGTGAATGCGGCTGCGTCAAGCGAGTGCTTTTGCAAAGGACGCAAAGTCATAGGATGATTTTAACTGGTTCACAAACGGACGATCTTTCTCGGGCAGACGAACGAGATTGTTCTTGTCCCACTCCGCGGCCCACGGTGGGGGCTCATTCCAGTTCAGATCCTCTGCTCTGATCAGTTGAGAGATACACAGGGCAATAGCGTAGTAGGCCAGATCCCATGCCTCATTGCGGTGCCCTGACAGGTTCTCCCATCCCTTATCGGTACGGCTCTCAACGCACAACTCTGCAAACCAAGTATCGGACAGCCAGTCTGGATAGCGGAACATCCCTTTGCCCGGCTCGAGACAATCGAGTCTGCCGTCAAGATCGTCCTTGACCATGTTCGATTGGATCAACAAGACCGGGATGTCACCCCGGGCTGCAGCCTTCATGTCCTTGCGCTGCGAATCGGGGAATGACATCCGCGTTCGGGGTTGGTTCGGTGAGGCATCGCCCTTCAGCAGAATGAACCTGCGATGCAAGTTCTGCTCGCGCAGCTTGCGATAGTAGGCGTATGCCATAGACGTAACGCCAGCCTTGCCGCCTGAGTCGCATCCCACCAAGCGGATCGACATCATGCGGCCCGAGTCGTCGTCGAGTTCGTATTCACGATTGATGACGTGCTCTGTGATCTCATCCCAGTCTTCGACATTCGATGCAGGCTTCAGCCACAGGCGTTCATCGTTGTCATCTGTGCGCTTGCTCTTGCGAATGTCGAAACGATCGACAACGTAGAGATCGAACTTCATGCCAGGGATGACCCCGAACACTTGGACGATGAACATATTTTTCTGAACGTCGATCGTCGCGATCAAGAAGCGCACGCCTGGGGGAACCCTCTTCGGGTTCTTCACCTTCTCAGCCCGCCCCTTCAGTACCTCGGGCAGTCGCACCTCGTTCTGAGACTTCGGCTTGTACGGCTCACCCAAGTCGTTGTTATAGAACTTGCGCAACGCCTCTTCAGAGCCAGTCCGAACGTATTCGTCATTGGCATTCAAATAGCCTTCAACAAGGCCCGACCACTTGATGAAGGCTGCGGCAACACCCTTCAGCCAAAAGCTCGCGATCGACGTGCGGGGCTCAGGGCCGAACACGCGTCCGTTGCTGTCGATACCCTGACCATCCTTGACCCACACGCCGAAGAATTGCATGTCATCGCGGTAGTCCGGATGGATGCCCACGCCACAGTGGGGACACATCATCACAACGGTTGAAGCACGATCCTTGTTGCTGCCTTCAATCGACGTGTCCCACGCCAGATGCTTGAACTCGCCTTCGAAGTATTCCCCACAGTGCGGGCAAGGCCACTTCCACCGACGACGGTCCCCACGGTTGTATAGCTTCAAGATCCCTTCACAGGGTGGAGCTTCGTGGGGTGAGTTGGGAATCCAACGGGGGTCGATGATCTCGCGGGATGGTGACGACTCGGCCACGGTCATTGCGTATGAACCGAACGTGGTGGTTCGCTTCGATGCCAAGTCGAATGGCTCACCGTCCCCTTCGATGTTGTCATCCATGCGGTCACGATCGGTCAGGATCACCCGCGGGATCGGCTTGCCTGACAGAGTTGACCTAGTCGGCCATGAGATCGTGAACAGCATCCCTGTCGTGTAGAGCTTGTCATATCGGTTGTCTGCGTCTGCCCGCGGCATCAGCATGGCCCCGATCTCTTCACTGTGATGATGCAGACGGTCGACACGACGAATGCCGAAGTCACGCGCCTCGATCATCCCGGGGCAATAAAGCATCATGTCCATTGGGTCGACTTTGATGCTGTACGCTAGTGTATTGATGACTAAACTGTCAGTTTTCGAACTTTGAGCTGGCCCAACGAATATCTGCCCCGAATAGTCACGGGACACGAAGGTATTCATGGGCTCAACCATGTACCAAACGGTTGAGTTCCGCCACGGGCCGACGTATGAGCCGGGCGAGTTCACATAGCGATACTTCTCAGCCGCTTGTGAAACGGTCAAGTCTTCGGGTGGCGAGAGCATCAACGCGAGATCACAAACGATCTCGCCGAATGACTCATAGCCCTTCGTTGTCGACTTCTTCCGGAAGTTTGCCATTGGTGAAATCAGCGGGAGTTGTTGCCTCGGGCACTTTGAATCGGGTTTGAATACGCTGAATCAAATCAGCGAGCATCCCATTCGTCAATGAACGAATGATCTGGCGTTGTGGGGCAGTCAATTCGGTCTGCCGTTCAACTGCGTCGAGCATCAGCCGTGCGGACATCTTGAATAGCTTCATCAACTCGCCGACTTCTTCGACGATCTTCTCAGTGCTCCACAGCAATCCCGCCTTCTCTTCGTAGTCCTGACGTGACCGCTGTCCAGCCCAAAACTCTTTGGTGAGGATCTTCGGCAACTCCCTGGGGTCCATCGATTTGATGTACTCGCTCGGGTCCATGACCGGCTTGCAGAAGTAGGGTGCGACTTCATGAATCGCATAGAGATCCCCACCGTGCTTGTTGCCGATCGGTCGAATGCCGCCTGCCCTCGCTTCCATCATCTTGCGCTTGGCAGTGCGGTGATCCATCTTGAACATCCGCATCAACTGGTCTTGATTGACCCCGCGGTACATGGCCGACAGCAACTCATCGTCGTTGTTACTGCGCAATTCAGTTGCCATGACGCTCAATCAAAATGTGAAGACTCTTTACAGGCAGAAGCATGATCACTTCAATATGCCTGACGTGATACTTCGGCAGCGATCGTCGACCACTGCGATATTGCGCATAGGTGGGATAGGCAACGCCAAGCAATCGGGCCGCATAGGTGGGACCGAGCGCAGTTGCCTTCTCCAAACGCAACAGGGTTTCGTTCATGTGAAACGAAGTATATGTGCATTGCACACATGACCCTGAAAAAGAGGGTGGATTGCCGCAGCAGCACGACGGCGCGCAGACAACCCACCCGAAGGACCGTCAACCCCCTTGCAACCGCCGACGGTCCTTCTGAGTCTAACTGTCAGCCGATCTCAACAAGACTTGAACTCACCATCGGTCAGCCAGCCGTGCCAACAACCGACGTGATTGATGCTGGGTGTCAACGTGGGGGCGCCTGTGCTGCCATTCCAATCCCACGAATGTTGACTGCCGTCGACCACGGGGCGAATCGCAACAACTGTCAACCCCTTGCACTTTCCAGGGCACACGAACCAGAAACGTCTTTGTCCGTTTGGTTCATCAACAATGTCGAACTGACCTTGACGTTCCCATTCCGGAATAGCACCTGCGATCGATCGGCCATCGTCATCGAACGCCGCCCAGCACAGATTGGCAAGGTTGGGGGTATGAACTGCCTTCATGTTCCAACCCGTTCGCTCGTGCCGTCCCATGTGAACTCGCCAGCAGCACCGACTGGGAAATGATTGCGGCAGATAGCGCAGAACGTGCCACTGTAGAACTTCGGATTGCGAGCGTAGGTTTCGGCCAATGGTTGACTCATCTTTGTCAGGCCACCGCACTTGTCGTGCACGTAGGCATTGCGCACTGGACGCACGAAGCCCTTCGCGCGTTCTTCTTCGCTCAGCACCACGTAGCCCTTTTGCTGGCCTGTTGCCAGGTCGATCTCGCGATGATCAGGGGTGACGGGCGAGCCGTCAGTCAATGTTGTTTTGTTCATGTGATACACCTACCTTTTGATGGTTTGCCAAGTGGAAAGTTAGACGCTGGCGGCTGGATTCGATCACGCAAAGTCCTGCCCTTTGACTGTCGGTCCATCAACGCCTGCACGTATCCGGCGTTGAACGCATCAGACACTAAGCGTTGGATGTTTGGTATTGGTCGCCCCTCGATCCGAGCCATCACTGCGTCGGCATAGTCGTCGCCGGTTTTTCCTGTGCCCATCGGTTGCTCCTTCATTCACAAGTCGTCTTCAGCCTCTGCCATCTTACGCAACTTGCGAATAAGCCGCCTGAGCGTTGCGAAAAACCGATCTTGCGCATCCTCTTTGTTGGCAAGACATTCGGCCACTAACTCGTCCCGAGTCCCTTCAGCAACAAGCATCTTCACCACCACCGGCAATGTCTGCCCCTGCCGATCGATGCGGCCGATTGTCTGTAAATAGTTTTCGAGTGAGTAGAGCAAATCGAAGAAGATCAGGGTGCTGCCACCGTATTGCAGGTTGAGCCCGTGCCCGGCACTCTGCGGATGTACCAGCAAAATCGGAATCTTGCCTGCCGTCCACTTCTTGATGCACTTGCCCGCGGCATCCATGACGACAGCCTGGGGGAATGCCTTCTTCAAGCGGGCCAGGGAGGATTGCCAGTGGTAAGCCACCAGCAGGGGTCTTCCCTCGTTCTCTGCAGCCTCTACGATCTCGCGCAGGGCATCAATCTTGTGGTCATGCAGGTGGTGGACCCGCTTGACCTTCTTCAGATCCTCGGTTTCGTAGTCACCGATCAAAAGAGTTTCATAGACAGCACCAGATGCCATCTGCAACATCATCGAAGCCAGGGCCGCAGCCGTCTTCGCTTCAAGCTCCACCCCGTTCGGCAAGGTCACAACGAAGTGGGTTTCGAGTTCCTTCATCAACGCGAGTTGCGATGCGTCGAGTTTGACCTTCTGTTGAATGATTGTCGGCTCAACCGTCGGAAGGTAATCCTTCTTCTTCATCACTAGGGTGATGTCTGCAATCTTCTCGAGGATCACTTCTTCATCAGACTGTGACCGTAGTTCGTACTTGTGCGAATACTTGTTCTGAATGAAGTAGCGATTGCGGTAAGCCGTGATGTTCTTGCCCAGGCGTTTGCCTTGATCGAGCAAGTAGATTTGCGTGAACAGTCCGATCAAGCCTTCCGCGGCCGGCGTGGCAGTCAGGATGTGGAATCGCTCGATCAGGCCCGGCGTGCGCCGCATCTTGGCAAGGGCTTTGAAGCGGTTGGAGTTGTGATCCTTGAACCCGCTCGATTCGTCGATGATCACCACGCGATAAGGCCACTTGGCTTGATAGAAGTCGCATAGCCAATCGACTTGCTCTCGGTTGATCAGGTGGATGCTTGCCGGGCTAGTAGCAAGCTCACCCATGATCCGATAGCGTTCCTTCGTCTTGTTCGTCGAGTCCAACGCTTCACGTATCTCAGGCTCGGTCATTCCCTTGCCGAGCATCACCGACCGATCGAAGTCTCGATCCCATGCGCCTTCACGATCCTTCTTTGCAACAGCAGTCAATCGAGGATCGTCGTCGTCCACGCGAATGACCGTGTGATTCATCCATGCTGTGTGCGCCCATTTAGCAATCTCAGTCGGCCATGTGTCGGTGACAACACGCACCGGGCCGATGATCAGAATCTTGCCGTCGTGAATAAACTCCGACAAGATCCAAGACAGCAGAGTTAGGACCGAGATACTTTTTCCCAGTCCCATATCGGCGAACAAACCCGAAAAGGGATTTTTCTTCAGGAACGGAACAGCAATGTGCGTTTGGTAAAAATGCATGTCCTCCTGCTGACGCTCCACATTCGCGAAACGCTGGCGGATGGCAAGATCGAATGAGTCCATTACTTCAGAATCTCCCGAGCCTCGGCAAACGTATCAACTTCGAACACTTCTGCGTCATGCGCCCGCATTTCCTTTGCACGCAACTTCTGCTGTCGACGTGCCTCTTCATCTTCACGCTTCACTTCAATCCAGACGGTTCGGCCGGCGCGCACAGCAACCACGTCGGGCAAGCCACGCAATGATGGGGTTGTGGCCTTGACACAGAACCACCCGCGAATGCAGGCGTAATCAATAATCTCGCTTTGCAGACTCGACTCTAGGG